CATTACCACCGTCCAGTATGTCCAGTGTCAATTGGAACTTGTAGTCAATACCAGCTGCAGCTGCGGCTTGTTCTTGGAAGTCAAATTGTCTTTGTAACTGTTCGCCAACCATTTTGCTCACATTGCCGCCAACATCATCACGCAAATTAATAGTGATATCTTGCCAATCGTGTTTACCGGCCAGTTTTACTTTGCTATTATATACATCAATCACAATGTCACCAAACTGTACGCTGGGACGCTTGACGTCAATAACTTGTTTTGTAAGTTCCACTGCCTGGGCAGTACTCACACCAAAGTTGATAAAACTTAGTCTAAACTTGTATTTTAATTTTGGCATCAACAGGCCCTGGCTCGAAGCCGATTGGCCTCCTGCTAGGGGTACTGTAAAGTTTGTTAACGATGCTACTGCCATATTGTTCTCCTGTATACTTTATTTATACGATTTACTTGCCGCCCAAATTGGCTATGTCACCTGGGTTATACAAGCGAATTGGAATGTAAATAAACTCAACATCCTTCATTGGCTCGATAGCGATATCTGCATACAGTTGATTGTTTGCAATACGGTCTGGTGTGTTGTTTGTAGTGTCGCACACCACCAAGTAGTCGTAAATACCACGTTTTGCCACTAAGTCGTTCAATGCTCTACGCAGTATCGCACCAAATTGGTCACGTGTGATCTTGTCGTTAGGTTCAAACAAGAATGCATTGCCTGCACTTGAGAACAGGGTACGAATATAATTTACCAAACGGCTCACGTTTACACGATCCATCGACTCTGTGTTTGGATCGCGTGTCTTTTGTCCCCACACAACTAAACCAATTCCTGGAATAATTGTGATTGGGTTGATCTTGTTGGCATACAATGTGTCGCGTAGGGCTTGGTTAACACCTGTACGATTAAATTCGCCTGTAGCGCGGTTTAAGTAACCTAGGTCAGTTGCATTGCTTACTAGTCCACGACGTGTGCCTGCAGGTGCGAACCAAGGATAAGCCACGTTGTCGTTGTACAGGTATGTGCGTAGGGCCATGTGACTTGGCGGAACCATTACTGGGTTACCCATTAAGTCACTACTGATACCAGCTGGATAATATACACCCAAATATGGATCGGCTGTTGATAAACCGTCACCATTGGTGTTGTTGCTCCAGTTAATGATATTGACTGCATTTACGCCCAAGTCCATTGGTGTATCACCAATTATGAACGCGGTGTTGGTACGGTCGTTGTTCAACGACACCATGTTTGCTATTACTTCAGGATATCCTGGAGTACATATCAAATTGAACTTGAACTGGTCTTCACGAATCTCTACATTAGTGTCCAATGCCGACTTCATTGCTTCTATAACAACTTGACGTTGTGCGGCAGCACCAGCGTACGGACTACCGTTAGGTTTTAATCCACTGACTGTTAACCATGTAGAATGTGTTAACAATGACCAATAACCACTGCTTGGTACCGTTGGGCGTTGATTTAATGAGCCCGCTATGGCTACATATATTTCTGCACCATAATATACTTTGGCCCCTAGTGAATAGTTTGTAGATGCACTCCACTGTGCTATGTTAAAAGCATCAATTGTAAAGTATGTTTCTACGTATTTCTTAATATTATATCCACTGCGACGTGTATTAACCAACAGCATGCCGCGTGGGTAAAGTTGTGGATTGGGCGCATCCAGATCCAAGTAGTCACTCGTCAATAATGATTTTATAGTTGTTTCATTACCGGCGGCCACATCAGTTTTACCATCCGGATCCCAACGTGCATCTGCAAATAAAATACCCGATTGACTAACTTGATCAGTATTATCAATCGCTATCCAATATGTTCCATTCCAACGACTCAACTTGGGCCAGTTGATTAGGTCGCTAGTATCTAACCATAAATCTCCAGCAACTAGTGCAGTGTTATCTGTTTGTGTAAGTGGACTACTTGCACTAACAATTACACCGTTGGGATCTGTATTAGCGAGATTGTAACCACGCAGGTCACTGGTTACATTTTTGTACCCGCTCCAGGCAGTACCTGTATTAATCATGACATCAATTACTGTTGGGTCACCATAATACCACATGGTTCCGTCCAATGGATCGGCTACAGGTTGTGAAGTGCTGTAAGTGTATGTTAGGTCAACAAATCCTGTGACAAGAATTGCTGTTGAATTGGAGGCTCCAAGATTTGCAACCCCAGCAACAAGTCCTGCTCTTGTAAAGATATCACTGCTGCCGGCACCTGCTATTAAACTTATGTCACCACCTAGGGTGTGAGTAATAGACACTGCATTGTTGGCAGTAACTGCTGCAGTTACATTTGGTACATTTGCTCTTAGCAATGATGTAACAAAATCTTGTACTGTAGTTCCAACTACTGTGATTGTGTATGTAGTCGTACTATATGCATTCAATGATGGTGAAATATTAAATGTACTGCCAGTAACAAATGTTGGATTACTTACATTGCCAACTACTGTTACTGGGCCTGCCACCGATCTCACCCTTGGTTTGAATCCACCATAAGAAATAGTTAGAGATACTCTTGGATCTGTTCTTACATATACAGTGCCAACTGGAATATTTAATCCGCCACCTGTAGGATCGAGCGCTGCCGTCGCATATCGATCACTATTGTATCCTACGGCTGCCAAAGATGACCAAATGTCAGTGGTTGCATTGTATTTTTTAATTACAAAGTTTGATCCGCCGCCAGTGGCTCCGTTCTTAAACCATAAACTTCCGCTTGGGCTTGCTGTTGCATCAGCAGTGGTCCAATATGGAACATTTGCGTAGTCACTGTATTGGATTTCTACTCCATTGTAAGTGCCTGTGGTCAATCCCACAGCCGTCAGCAATGTAAGATTTCCTGTACCAGAATAGGCAGTTTCAATTTTTATTGCGCCGTCTCCAGCAGTGGCGCCACTTGATGTACTGTCTGAATAAAGTGCCACTTGATTATTGAGTACATCGGCATAAACACCGGTGATGGCTGCAGAGTTTACATTGGCTGCAAATGCTTCAGCAGTTGTTCCATTAATAGTAACTGTAGTGCCATTAATTTTTAAATTTCCACCAGTCACAATAGTCGGACTTGTTACACTACCAACAACAATAGGAGCACTCATGTGCCAGGCAGTAGTTCCAACAAGCATCCATTGGTTACGTAAACCAGTGCTATATGTGGCGTTTCTATAAGGATCAATTATACCAATATCAGGGCCAGCCTTATAGAAAACTCTGTTGTTTGTTGTGGTTGTTACAACTGCATAACTACCAGGATTACCAACACTGGGCAAGGGAGTTGGGGTACTAACTGCTGTATCTTGAGTAGTAGTTACTGTGTCTAAAGTTTCAGTAATAACTATTGGTGTTTGTTGTGAAAAACCTTGTGTGCTGGCATTCCACTCGTAAATACCCCAAGTGGTGTCTGCTAGATCCAACCAATATGTTCCGTCTGCAACTGGGCTAGTTGGACGAACGCTTGTACTCTTAATTTCATTTAAATCAACATCTGCACGAATTGCGTAAACTTGATTTGTTACACCTAATGCGCTATATGCAGTCAATAAACCATATTCGTTTAACTCGTCGCCATGCAAAGGTGTACCTGCGTTGCTTTGTTGGAATGTAGGAGTTCCCATTGCAGTGGTCAAATCACGTTGACTACCAAATATTTGTAACTTACCTGCATTGGCTTTTGTTGTGCCTGTAGCGGTGGTGCCGTTAATTGTTTTATCTTGTGCCGTAGCCATAATAAGCAACGGTACGGTACCGATTGCGTTACTGATGTACTGACTTTCGTCTGTTACGGTAATTTGTTGTCCTGGGGATACTAGTGCCATAGCAACTTTCCTTTATATAACTGTTAATGATATTTATATATAACTGTGTTTTTTGGGTAGTTACGATGCCCTTTGCAAAGGTCAAACAATAAATACGCTATGGAAAGAAAGATATGCCCCGCCTGCAACCAGCGCCCGGTTGCAGTAAACTATGTAAAGGAAGATGTTGCACACTATAGGTCAGTATGTGATATTTGTAGTCGTGCTGGTAAAAAAGGAAAATTAATACCTGCATGGGCAAAAGGCGGGTATAGAAAAAAACTCGCCTGTGAACGGTGCGGGTTTAAGTTTAAATTGGCCGAGCAGAGTACAGTATTCTACGCCGACGGAAACTTAAAGAACAACAACCATTTTAACCTCAAAACGGTGTGTTTAAACTGCGTTCACGAAGTCAATAAATCTAAAATTCCGTGGCGGCAAGGGCCTCTCACACCAGACTTTTGATTTGATTGTACAAGTTATCAATGGTACCGTTGTTGTCAACGATGGCATCAAAGTCGGTTCCAGCCCAGGAATACTCGCTGGCATGAATGCCGTTAAGTCCTAACCACTCACGTGCTTTGTTATCCCCACGATTGGCTTGTTCGGCAATGGGGTACCAGTGCGGAGTCGCGCCACGTTGTACCCAGATGATCTTTCCGCCCTGTGCTTGTATACTGGCAATCTCGTTGGGGAATCTACAATCGCTGATCACAACATTGTCTTGTGTTTTACGTAGTCGATTCTCCAAACTGGCAATCCACATGTCGTCATGGAATCCAGAACGACATACCTCTGTACCCCAGTACTGCAGAATCCAACGTGGGGTCAGTGTGGGCATGTGCAAGCGTTCTGCCCACCAGGGATCCACCTGTTCACGCCACTCGCGGGCTTCTTTGGTACGGCCTTCCAGCATGGTTCTGTCCCAGCCAAACACCGCAGCCACTGCATCTTTAAGAGTATTAGCAAAACTTTCCCTACGATACTCGTGAAAGTTAACTAGATAGTCAGCGGCAGTATCTTTGCCTGCCCCAATCAACCCGCAGATTCCTATAATCATAAAAAATGCTCCTATTACAGAGCATTTTAATGCATCATCGGCACACTTGTCAACTTATCCGGTTACCCAAGTCAGGGGCTGACTGCCATCCACATACTGTTTGAGTTCTTCTTCTAACTTTTCCATTTCGGCTTGTGCTTCACTGAGCATGGCAGTACCATTTAGTGTAGCGCCACCTTGTGGTCCGGCAATTTGACTAAATTTGCTATAGGCTTGTCCCAAGATACGCTTGCTAAAACTGTAGGCATACTCTTGTAACCAGGGATAAGCATAAGGGTCGCTCATGATCATTTGATCAGGTTTGGTATTATAGACCCAAAGTAGCACACTCTCGTAAGGGTTTTGATTGTTGTCACGTCCGCTTGATCCACCGTAACCGTGTGGCATTTTACGCACAATGGTCAACTTCTTAGTGGCTGGATTAAATGTATAATTCAACAAACCGCCAAACATCTTTTGTGTTAACTTTTGATAGTCTACAAATAGTTCGTAGTTTACCAGGCCACCAACACGTCCGGCCTGTAACATGTATGTGTTCAGGAATCCCGACGCAAACGGTTCAAACATGCTGGCAGTGGTGCCGGTCACACTTCCAATACCGCGTCTATAAGCCGCACGTACTGTCATGATCTCTTTGGGCAATATGTATTCTTGTGTTTCAGGCAGTAGGTCCAAGAAGCAGTAACTTTCCTCTGTGCTGTTTTGAGCACGTTGGCGATATTTG